CTTGAGTAGGCAGAATTTTCCGCTCCAGTCAGTTTCTGTTGGATGTATTCAGCTTGAGCGGCAGAGAGTCCAGCTTGCTGAGCCAAGAATCCGGCTTGCGAAGCCTGATTTTGCAAAGTTAAATCAGTAATAGCGTAGTTTTCCTGTTTCCTGACATCAGCTTCCCTGTCTAAAGCTCCACCACCAAAGAAAGCTCCTCGCGCGTTGATTGATTCTATTTCCGCTTTTAGGGTCTTGGCGAATTGGTCTTGGGTTTTGATGGTGTTTTGTTCGTATTGAGATTGAGAGAGTTTTGACAAAGCATCCAAAGAGGCTTTTTGCGGGTCGTAAATTGAAGAAGCTGTGGCCTGAATCCCCGGAAGATACTGATTAGGGTCAAATTGATAAGACTGCCCGGCTAAATCGTTTAGGGTCGGAATGTTTGAAGTAGATGCAGACGGTGTCGGATTGGAAGCCTGCCAGGCTGAGATATATTTCGGGGTATCCTGGGGATCTATCCAGTTCCCATTTCTATATTGCGGATTAGCATCAATATATGACTGCGGCACTCCCGCCGCCAGTATCTTTTGAATTTCGGAATTTTGCGTGTTTATATCACCCATTATATTAAGTTAGTCCAAGAGCCATTCTCATAGCCCTGGATTTTATTTAAAGTTAAATTGTAAATTATCATTCCGTTACTAGCGTCAAGAGCGTCTCTTTCTTCAGTCGTGAAAGAAGGCACGGAGAAAGTCATTCCATCACTTCCTCGAGTTGGTTTTCCGACATTTCTAATAGAATTACCACGCATATTGCTATAACCGAATTTATCCGCTGATTGTGAATCACATTTAGCCATTAGAATAAGTTAAAAAATTCTGCATTTGATAATAAATCTTTGCTATAGGCTAGAATTTCAGCGTCAGTTAAAAGTCTGTTCCAAAGCGCACCTTGGTCTGCTGAACCGGCTAAAAATCCATCTCCAATAGAGGTCGCTCCAAATACTGCCGCCCCTGCACCTGTATTAGTTGCCGCTAAAACTCCGCTTTTTACGGCTTTTCCGTCAACAAAAATATAATGGGTCGTCCCATTATTTCCGAATCCAACAACATGCCATTTTCCATCATTAATTGGAGTAGTGTTATCTGGAACATTAGTATTGACAATATCGAATCTCAAATATCCACCAGTTATAATAGCAAGCCCCCTCCACTGACTCACTGAAGGAACATAGGCTCCAAATCCAAAAATAGTTCCTGCAACAGCTGTCGTTTTTATTAGACACAAAAAAGTCGCGTTGGACGTTCCTGTTATTCCCGTGGTATTGGCAGTGACTATTTTTGAGGAAGTTCCGTTAAAGACAGCACACTGTCCTATCTTTCCGGCTGCATAACTAATGTTTGTGTCTGTTCCGTTGTGAGCATTCATAACGTCAGTAGAATTTCCGTCTAATTTCCATTCTGAAAGTAAGTTTGTTTGAGAAGGTGTGATATACATATTATTAAACCTCTTGTGAAAATGCCACGCAGTCCCATACTGCCGCAGTAGAGTTATAAATTAAGCCAATATATAAATACTTAGACAAAACTGTGGTCGTTGGAAGAGTCGCTCCACGTGAAGCAAAAGACGCTCCCCAAGTGATAGCTCTAGCTGTTCCATTGTCTAAGATTCTGATTATCAGTTTCTGGCCGTTAACCGGAGTACCAGAAAGGCTGGAAGTCATCGATGTAATATCTGCGGCAAGGGCGGTGATAGTGAAAATATCCGTGGTATCGGTATTGATGGTGGGGGTAGCAGAGGACGCCACAGTGCTGGTTCTGGGGTTGACTCTTTTATTAGTTAGAGTGGCTGTAGCCGAGTTTTTTGTCGCGTCGGATGTGTTATCGACGTTACCCAGGCCGACATCTCCTTTGACTATTCCGGTCGGAGTGTTGATAACCGGACTGGTCAGGGTCTTGTTGGTCAGCGTTTCCGCGCCAGTCTTAGTAACTAGAGCCGTGACGTCTGTCGGGTGGATAGTCGTATCGGCTTCGTGGGCGTTATGAGCCAGCTCAATAGACCCCAAGTCCGCTTTGAGGGTGTTAGTAGACGGTTTATTAGCATCGGTATATGTCTGGTCTGGGAAACTTAAACTAATTTCTGACATTGTTTTTAAAATTAGATTATTTAAAGAAATTTCTCCTTAACTTGGTACTTGTAAGCCAAACCGAAATTAGTTACATCATAAATTTCGTTGACTTCGACTTTAAATTGAATCCCTCTCGGCTTTTCGGTGTTTTCAATATCCTGAAAGAGGTTAGCGATTGATTCCTGGGAAAATCCAAAGCCTTCAGTAAATCCCCCAGTCGTTCCGTCGTCGTATTCCCAATCAATATCAGTCGTCTCGACAGGAATAGTAACCATCGTGAAGACGGAAAACGGGTCAGATCTGTAACCTATCTGAATATCGGCACTATCGGTAAATTTGCAATTTAGAAAAAGTTTTTTGAATTTCTTGACGAAGAACGGCACTTTTTGCGTGAAGTATTTAGTAACAAAATAAGCGGGCTGGGCTTCTCCCATTAGTCCTTGTTCGATAGGAAAGCCTACCGCCGATACTTCTCGGAAGTCATTAACCCAAGCAAATATTGGACTTTCCTGAACTGCCGGACTGCCCGTTATTGCCAACTCGCTTTCCGGGCGAGAGTCTCCAACATAAAGCGTGATATCCCGTCCGTACTCAAATTCAGCGTCTTCTATCCAATAACAACCGAAAAATCTTTTGTTTCTGGAAATAACATAGGGCTGGATGGGGTCGTTTCGGACTAAATTCTTGTAAATTATGTATTCCTGACCGTTGTAATCATCTGAAATATTATGATCTGGCATTGATAGATGATATTTATTGTTGTAATAGGCAGCACAATACAGTTCACCTGTTAATCCTGCGTTTCTTGATCCCACTTCTCCTTTGCTGGTAGAGATGGCTATCCTTCCGAATATATTCCTGATTGTTCCGCCAATGTATTCTTCAACTCCTGCCCACGAACACCATATAACCGAATTATTGGTCGTACAGATAGTTCTGTGGCTGGTCAAAAGAGTGTGTCCGATGTAGTTGATATCGATTACTCCGTCATCCACAAAGTCTGAAACAGAATAAAGAGCCGATTCTTTGAATATAAGCGTCGTACCTTCAGGGGTTTTTCCGGCTCCCAGCACCATTCCGTTGGAGTTGGGGTCAACTAATTGATAGGATGAAGCGTCTATAGTTAAGGGGGCGTTGATATTTGACCAATCGAATCTATAGGGGCTATCTTTTTGAGCTAAATATAAAACTCGGTTTTTTCCGTTATTGAAAACTACTCTTGATATGGGGATGCTCGGTTGTAATGTCCAAGTAATCCCATCAGTAGAACTCATTACTGTGTCGTAACCGTTAGTCCAAATGCAAATATCGTTCAGGGCGGCAAAAGTGCAAGGCTTTTCGGTCAAAGTTATTTCTGCGGCCGGACTGCCTGTTGTCGGCAAAACACAAGGCAACCAAGTTTTATCTGAATTAGGGTCTATATATTCTAATTTTCCCTGCCGTTGACGGATATCAATATTATTTCCATCAGAACGCTTGAAAAAAAACCCTCCCCAATACGGTCCGGGGTGGCTGGCCAAATCATCATCCCACGAAGAATACCCGGGAGAAGTGGAAAGAGAATCTTCTTCCACGGAAAAGTTCTCGCAATCCGCCAATTCTTCGTCTTGAATCTCGTCCGGCGTTTGCTGGGTGTTCATTCCTAACCGGAAAGTCGAGAGATTGTGAATTTTCCAAGGCTGTTTTTTAAATGCCATTAGTGTTTTCCCCAGATTTTCGGTCTGGCTATTTTAGTTCTGGTGCTTAATTCGGCGATCATATCTCTTAGAGCCTGTTGATACCAAAGGTAATAATTCTCCGCTTCCGCTCCTTTTTCATAAGCGAAGAACCTATAACAAGCTCCCAGCTTGACCACATTGTTGTATCTGTCCGGGATGACTGATTCGCTGTTGACCAATGAAGGAACGGCCACATATTCCACCCGGATAGTTCCTAAATCTCCACAAGGGCAATTCAGTTCTATTTTTAATCCATTTACGAAGTACTTCGTCGGCGTGCCATTTTCCGCGTTGATGTCGTAACTCAGGTATTCGTCCTGAAGCATCTCATCGAGTTTGATAAAAGTATCAGAACCTACTGGTTTGTAATGAACCGAATAAATCTCAGTAAAATCAGTGGGGGTATAAGTTCTTGTGCCTACTATTGCTGTGATTTCTTGAGTCGCTGTCCCCACGAGGTACTCGGCAACAGAACGCAAAATCTCCATATAAATCTCTTTGATAGAATTTTGAATGACGACTTTGGCTCCGGCGGAAGTATCATCGACTTCTGCTTGGACTAGCGTGGTATAGCTCAATAATGTTTGTGATGCGGCCATTATTTTTTCTTAAATAATTTAAACCCTCTCCAACCTTTTGGCGGGTCTTTTTTTAATTGGTTTTTAGATAAATCTATTTGCATCTGGCGCAACTGCTCTTCGGTTTTCTGCCCTTTATAAACCATCCATTCTCCACAGCGGGGGCATTTTTCTCCCTCATCTCCTACCCAAAATGGATAAATTCTTATGTGACAGCCTTTAGGACAACGGTAAACGTGCATAAATATTTTCTTATCACTGCGCCCGCTAAGGCGCAGAGTAAAAAAGTATTTAATTGTAAGAAGTTTATCTTCCAGCGATGACCACGCCATGATCAGGACGAAGCACTCCAGAACCCCAAAGGGCGGAAGTGTTGCCAATCCAACCTTGAGTATCAATGTCATACTCAATTTCGTATTCAGCGTTTCTTTGCAGAACCACGCCGATAGCTTCCTTATGAGCATAGATATTCTTTCGGAAAGCAACTGAGGGAGAGCCAACCATTCCAAAAGGAAGATTAGTTGAAAAGTACACCGGGTCTCCCAAGATGTAACCAACTTTGCCAGTAGCGAATCCTTTTTCTCCTGAAAAGTCCATCGAAGTGAAGTAATTCCCAGTCAGGTTCAGAAGGTCGCTTCTAGTTCTTGGATCAAGAATCCAAAAACGGTCAGTATCCGGGACATCGTTGACATCGAGCGCTTCTTTGGCCGCCACAATGACAGGCGCGGTGATAGCCACACCTTGTCCTCCGATAGGAGTAGTAGTGAAGCTATCAGCGTTGGAAAGGATCTGGGTGTCAATCTGCTTTTCAACTGCGTAAACTGATTCTTTCGCCGAGAGAGCGACCGAGTCATAAAGGCTCTGGTCTTTCAATCTCTTAGTGATGTGGAAAGGAGCCACATACTCCTGGTTCATCGTGATGGATTTGTAGGATTCCGTAGTGGCGTTAAGATTGTCAGTCAATCTGTTGCCTTCTGTCCAAGCCGTTGCAGTCATCAAAGACTTAATCGGGAATTGAACAGCAGAACCTTTAGGGCCATCAGATGTGCGGTTTGCAAATAACTTAGCCGCTACCAGATTTCTATGCCGAGCAGCCAAGACGAGCTTGGAATACATTTGCGGCACATATCTAGTATCGGTAGTTACGGTTTGCATTCCCGTAATTGAAGCCATTTCGTTTTAACAAACTATTACTGAAAGAATCTTCTGGCGGCTTCCTTAGCGTATTCTGGTGCATTTGGGTCATCCAAAATGTCTTTTAGGTGGTCGCCAGTTTCTTGAAATTCATTATTTTCAGGAATAGCCTGTGTTTCTATCTGTTTAGGTTTATTAGGTTTTAGCTCCTCGTTTGGCAAAGCGGTTAAAATTTTGTCCATTATGTCGGCCTTAGCCAATCTGTCCGCCATTTCAATGTTGTAACCTTGCGAGACGTAGTCTTTGACTATGTCCACCCGTTCTTTAAAAGTCGGGTCGGTCTGGAGCTTTGAAATGATGGTCATTTCAGCCTCGGTCTTAATGGAGCGTTTTTCTGTTTCCAGAAATCTTTTCTCCACTTCGCTTTGAGGTTCCTGGTCTGGGACTTTTTGGTTTTTAAGTTCCTGAATCTTACGATTCTTTTCCTTAATATCCTTGGATAGCTGTTCGGCTATCGCTTTATAGTCCTTGCCATCAACAGTCTGGGATGACGCTCCAGATTGCTCTTCTGTCTGCTCATTTTGCTCCGTGGACTCGGAAGAGGTGGCTTCCTCTGTGTTTACGTCCTTTTCTTCGGTCATAAATTTAACGCTTATTTTTTTACGAGGTTTCGCTTCCCCAATTTATGAAATTAAAAAGCCCTTTTCAGGGCTTTACTTGGGAGGCGTAAAACTGCTAGGTAAAAACGCCTCCAAAGTAAAACCTTGAAGCTAGCAGTTTTATGGATTTTTAACGAGCGTATCTCAACTTTTCTATCTCTTCTGAATTAGGTATGAATTTAACCTCATCTTTTCGGCTTCTCCGGTACTTCACTTTCAACACTTTCTGGCTCTTTAGCCTCTTTAGGCGTATCTTCTCCATCAGTAGTTCCCTTGTTATCATTGGTTTCGACTGGAATGTCTTTTAGATATTCCAGTATCTTATTTTTTATCACAAACAGAGTCTCAATTTTAGAAGCAATGACGGTTTCTGCTTTCTTCTCGTAAAGATTGATAAATAGATTAAGGTTTTCTGCGTAAGGATCGAAGCGTTCCATATAATCCTTCAGTTTTCCTAGGGCATTGTCTTTGCCTTCGTAAACTTTATAGATAGAATTGAAATCGTTGTAGGCCAGAAGCTGGCCTTTTAACTCGTCTCTTTTTTCTTCGTTTTTTTCTCTTAAAACGACCGGAGCCAATTTCTCAATAGAGAACTCGTCGATGATTTTTTTGACTTCTTGCATATATTATTAGTTAGAATTAACTGGTTGAGCGACATTAGCCATTTGTTGGTTGATCATATTGGCTTGACCTTGAGCAAATTGAGGAACTGGTCCACCCATCGCTTGAGTGTGATCATTAATATGTTGGACCAACATCTGCATTTCTTCTGGAGCCATCGGTTGACCATTAGATTTTACACCAACCTTTGCCACGGCTTGATGAATCTTGAGGTGTAATGGGTGATTGTCTGTCGGCAACACACGAGCCACGGCTGGATTGTCTGATTCTTCTTCGGCGTCGGCCAGTTGAGCCACTTGGCCTTGGACGTCACCTTCTTCTCGTTCTTGGGCGTTAGGCAGATATCTTTCAAAGTCTTCAATCATCGCGCCTTTTTCCATCAGGTTTTCCCAGATAGGTTCTCGATTAATCGGCACTGGTTGAGGTTGTTGTGCTTCCAACTGGGCTTCGTGAAGAAGAGTCACCCATTTGGCAAATTCTTCCTGCATTATGGTAAGAGCGGTCGAGCCTCTGACTATAGCGATATCTTTAACAGCTTCTATGTCTTTGAATTTAACCTTCTTTTCGTTAATCTGACCTTTTCTCCCCACTACCCGATAAATAACTTTGTCCTTATCCGCTAAGAACTGTTTATTCATATAAAGAGCAAATTTCCCGATAGGTAAAATTACTTGGTCTTCAAAGTTCTCAATAACGAAGCGAAGTCGCATATTGGATTCTTGGGTCTTGGCGTTGACTTCAAAAGCCGTCTTATCGCCTCCGGCTTGTTCAGCACCTGATTGGTAATCAGTAATCCCTGACACGTTTTGCTTGGTTTTTTGGATATACCCTAAAGCGAATTGCAAAGCATTAGCATTCAGTTGCGGGGTTGCAAGCGGAGCAAAAGACTGACCAAGCATTTTGACAGGCACTAAAGTCCTAGGACGATATTCCAAAGCGTTAATGTCATAGACATTTCCTGGGACATACTCACTTGGTTTGGAAATGTCCGTCCAAAGGGCTTCCAGCCCCATATTGAGAGAATCCTCTTCGGCGTCCAGCGTTCCTTTAGCAGGTTCAATCATTCCGAAGCCGTAAAACTTTCCTAAGCGGTCGATTGGTCTAAAAATTCCCATCGGTCTAAAAGGTGTATCGAAATTGTTTTGTTCAAAAGAAATAGTCTGCGGTTCGCCGTTCTCGATATTTCCCATCGTCACGATATGGAACTCATAAATGTTTTGGTCGTTTAGAATTTTGGTGTAAAGCTCGGCTACATCGACATATTCTTCTTCAGCCAGTTTGTTTTCTGAATAAATTGACAAATCGTCCATCTGGGCGATTCTTTCTTTGAATCGGTCGGAAGCCTTGATTTCTCTTATTAGTCCCTTAACGTCGTATCCGTTAGCTTTCAGTTCTGATACTCGTTTTCTTTCAGTATGACCAAAGACTCTAGTGTCTTCGCATTCTTCACATTCCACGCTCCAAATGAGCTTATGGGGCGGGATAGATTGTAAGGTATAATTAGCCACAGTCGTAGTCTCATCAATCTTGACGTTTTTTCCTACGCCGATTTTTTCCATTAATCCGACAACAATCGGATTAGAAGTCTTAATGCCTAATATTTCCTTGCCGTTCCTCTTGGTCACTACCGCTTCTTCTTTCCATCCCATCTTCCAGCCAGTAAGTCCGCAAGCCAGTCCCCAGCGAGCAATCTTTTCCACCACTTTTTTAGCTCTAGATTCATCCCATTGATATTCGGAAAACTCTTCATAAACCTTGGCTCCGTTTTCGTCCTTGCCTTCTCTTCCCAGATACTTGTATTTAGGCGGACGAGCGAAAATACGAGGCAAAGTGTTTTCTACCAAAGCGAAAGCCCCGCCTAGAGCGATTTTTGATTCCGTGTCGGCCGATATGGAATCTTCCCTTAGTTTGTTCTCGTAGCGGAAAATCATCTCGTCCCATCGTTCTTTTAAACCGACAAAAGACGCGCGATGAGCGATTATTGTGTCTTTACAGATATTTTCTATTTGTGATTGTTTGAGCATAAGTATTTTAATAAAATGTTCACGCTATTTTCCCAATTAAATTTCTTGGCTTGTTCAAAAGTGTATTCCAAGCCTTCGTTACCGCCCATATTATGCGTGTGGATCTCACATCCGCTGGCGATAGCTTCCCATAAAGGCAAACAGAAGCCTTCTGAATTAGAATATTTGTAAAAATGCTTTGACCTTTGGTAAATAGCGGGAATGTCTTTTTGCGGCGGGTTAGTAATCATCTCTATTCCTGGAATACATCTTGTCGAAACTCCCATCCAAGCTATTTTTTTGTGTCCATCTTTTTCCGCTTGCTCAATAGCAAAGTCTATATTCTTATTAGGGTCATTATTTCCCTCAATTAATGCGTCTATATCCCTAGTTAGCCCTAAATGATAGAAAAATTGCTCATCAATGGCGTTAGGAACGATAGTAAATGGTCTTTCTACCCATTCTCCGGCGTATTTGGAGACAGCCATTATCTCCCAGGTTGGTCTTTGGCGGATTTTTAAGCATTCTTCTTTCCAATCAGACCCGATGTAAGAATATAAATCTCTGCCTTGGACGAATTGAATCTTTCTTCCCTTGTATTTTTCCAGTTCCAACACCTGTTTCCACCAAACAGCGATAATAATGTCATTGTCAGTAAAATTTGCTAAATCACTTATTGGTTTTACTTTCACGCCGTAATAGCTTTCCAAGTCTTCGTTATGTCCATTAGCGTATACGCCTGAATCTATCCCTAGTTTTTGGAGTTCCCGACAATATCCAAAAGGAATCTTCACTCCTCCGCACGTTAAAACTTGGTCTAATACCCAAGCAATTTTAATATTTTCCATATTGTTTTAATTGCTCAAAACCGAATTGTTGTTTTTCATCAAGCATATTAATTCTTGATGAGCCGTGTTTCCGATATCTGAATAACGGCTTGCCTATGTGTTTAAAATTAAATCCGGCGTTGGCTACTCTTAGCCAGAAAGAAAAATCTTCATACCAATCCTGATTAAATCCGCCTACTTGTTCAAAAATTCTCCTATCAATGAGCGCGCAAGCCGAAGGGATAATCTGACTTTGTTTTAAAAGTTCTATATTAAAATCTGGATAACCAACCATTCCTTGTTGATCGCCGATAAATTCTAAATCCGTATAAACTACCTGAATATCGCCTTTCATTTCTTTCAATGTTTCTTCGATAAACGTCGGGGCCAGCTCGTCGTCGGCGTCTAGGAAGATAAGGTAGTCTCCGGTGGCTTTCATTGCTCCGGTGTTCCGGCAAGCCGCTACTTGGCTATTGTGGTTTTGTCTGACTAACTTTACGTCGTACCTTTGAATAACCTCCACTGAATTATCCTGGCTGAAATCATCAACCACTATTATTTCGTGAGGCTTCACAGTTTGGTTCTGGCAACTCTCAATGGCCTTTCCGACAAAGTCAGCGTATTGGTAATTCGGGATAACGATAGAAACTTTCTGACTGGTCTGTGGTAATTCAAAGGGAATTGCCACTGGCTCTAAGTCGTATAACCCCCCTACCCATTGATTGACTCTAGTCATTTGGTCGATATATTCAAGCGTCCAGTCTTTATGGTTAATAGCGTTATATCTGAACCACTTTAAGTATTCATAGTTATAGCCGCGAGTTCTGGCCAGATGGTAATATCTGACTGGCAAAATAGGCTGGACTGGGTTTTCAAAAGATTGGTCTTTTTCGTTGTCGTATTCTAAAAATGGTCTGAATTTATAAAATTCTTTTTTTACCTTGGTCATGTCATTCGGCAGCATTCCGTCGTATCTGTCCACTGCATCTCGTCTGTAAAGTCTGTCAGGATAGTGTTTAAAATTGGCTTGCTTATAACCTTTCCTCCAAGAAAGTTGATGGTATCCCACTCGAAAGCTAATCGCCTCTCCTGGGGTCTCCACAGCCATCCTAATGGCCTCACAAGCGTCATTTTCGTACCACTCGTCAGCGTCTATCTGCCATATCCAGTCCTGGGTGGCTTGGTCTAAACTAAATTGCCTAAGCTCGCCCATATTGTCTGTTTCCGGGTAATTGAATATCTTAATCTTGGGATTTTTAAGGTTCCATACTATTTCTTTTGTCTTATCTATCGAGCCGTTATCAACGAAGATAACTTCACTAACATATGGCAAAATTCTTTCTAAACAACCTTGAATAAATAACTCTTCGTTTTTAGCAACAATGAGAGCGGAAATCATTTTTTTAAAACTATTCTGATTTTCCTACATTTATCGACCTCGCTATGGCACAATGGACATAGGGTAGTCCCATTTTCAATAGATGTAGCCAAATCTGGATATAATCTAACTGGTTTAATGTGATGAGCTTCTAAATCTCCTCCTCGCTTTCCGCATCGCTGACAAGTCCAGTTGTCCCTAGCAAATACTGACTCTCTCCATAATCTATACTCTATCCCCTCTCTTAACTTTAAATTTTCTTCGGTTATTCCTCCCTTCCAAAAATTATGATTCCCATTAGCAATTCTTTTTTTCTGACCGTTGCTCTGGTTTATTCTGTATACTTCGGAATGTTTCCTACCAAGCATTTTTCTCCTTAATTTTTCTGCCGTTTCTTTCGAATGCTTCCACTTTTTTGGATTACCCGAGCGCTTCTTACCTTTCTTGGCTAAACTCATCTTCTCCTTTGTTTCGCTAGAATAGACAATTCCCATTCTAGCCAAGCTCATCTTCTTCCTGGTTTCTTCCGATAGTTTTTTGCCTTTCCAAAATCCTACTTTATTCATCTACTTTCTGAGCATTATCCTGATTACTCTGGCTGGTTTTTCTCCGCTCCGTGTCGTATCTAACAGTTGATTAGAAACTACTTCGCTAAAACAGCATTGCCCCATTTCTTTCCAGTAAGGATTCGAGTAATAGTTGATGAATGAGTTTTCGGCGAACAATCTGACGTGTCCAGCGGCTTCTACTGCGATATCATCTTTCCAGTAAGGCACTTCTATTGTTACTATTCCGCCTGGCTTCAAGACTCTGTGTATCTCGTTCATCACAAAATCTCCGTCTTTGTGTTCGATATGTTCTAGAACGTGTTCTATTAAAATCTCGTCAAATTTGTTGTCGTCAAACGGTAGTCCTTTAGTAACGTCTCGCACTACATCAGGATGAAATTCAGGAATGATGTCTAGTCCGAGACTTTCTTCTGTTCCCGCCCAATGAGGGCCTGTGCCTATGGTTAATTTCATATAATTTCTTTTAAATATTCTTCCCAGCGGTGCGTGTATAAATGATTATTAAGAATATGCTTTTTTGCTCCTATCATATAAGATTCTCTTTCTTGCGGGTTATGGATAAAATAATCAATCATCCATTTAAACTGTTCTTTGTCTTTAGCCCAGGAAATCTCGTCTTCGTTAAAAAAGTCTTTGACTATCGGCGTATTATCGGAAATAGCGAATCCGCCTGATAAAATAACTTGAAACAGTCTCTCGTTAATCATCTCGCCTGGTATCTGGAAAAACTCTGTTTTCTCTCCTTTTTGCCAGCCTCCGTGGATGTTCGGGCAGACTAGAGCTGATTTGTAATAATCTTTGACTTTCGGGAACGGCGATTGAATAAGAGTCACTCCTTCCAGCCAGTCTTCGCTTCTTTCTGGGAAATGGTTGCCGATAAACAAGGCTTTGGGAGCTTCGATAATGTTTCCTTCCGTATTGCATTTGGAACATCCAGCGTGAGGTAAATAATAAATTTTCTTTCCTATCTGGTCTTCGCCCCATTTAACGCATTCACCTTTGTATTGAGTATGGAAATAATCAGCTTGAATGGTTGATATTCTTGGCATTCCATATTTTGCTCCAGTGTCGTAATGTCCTAACCAGCAAATTCTTTTTGCTTGGCTTCTTTCTAAGCAAGACTTTAAGATATTCCACCATTCGCTTTGAAACATTATGTAATCTGCGTCTTGCGGGACTTCTTCGCCGAGATTAAGCATTCCTCCGCTAATGTGTCCTAGCTCTTCCAAGGCGTGCAAATGATGCCAAAGAACTAATGAACCGCCATTACAGTCTTCCAGCGTCTTATCTTGGCAATAGGCGTAAAATTTCATATCAGCTTATTTTTCCAAGTTATTGGGGCTTTATCCAATAAATCTATCTCTAAATTATCAAGGTACTGCGGTTCTCTATAGCCTCGTTCTTTGGCCCATTCAATCGTTCGTTTGATGCCTTCCTCTAGGGGAGTCTTGTCTTTAAATCCCAACAAAACTTCTGACAAATGAGTGGTGCTAAATGCCTCTTTGACTTCTTTGGGTCGGTCTTCGACGTGTTCAGTATTATCTGATACGAGCCTGGCTAGTTCATTGATGGAATAATCTTTTTTAGCTCCTAGATTGATAATCTCTTTGTTTAAATCCATCGCGTTGACCATCGGTTGCACCATATCCCCGATATAGCTGAAAGCTCTTCTCTGTTTTCCGTCCCCGTAAATGTATAAGGGCTTATCCTGAAGCATTCTGTTAATGAATATCCCCACTACATTTCGATAAGGATCGTCCAATCTCTGTCTTTCTCCATAGACATTGTGCGGTCTGATAATGCAGTACTCGAACCCATGGACTTCCGAGAGAATCTCAGTTACTTCTTCCATCATCCTCTTAGCTTGACCGTAAACATCGACTGGCTTTCGTTCCAGATACTCGGCAAAAGGCGGTGTTTGGCCTCCATAGACACTCATCGAGCTAAACAATATAACTTTCCTGCCGCCATTTTTAAGGAAAGGTATCAGAATGTTGATATATGAATTTAGGTTATTCTCGATAGCCGATGTCGGAGTAAATTGGCTTCGGCCTTCTGTAGCGTCAGCTGCGAAGTGGTAAAGAATGTCAGCCTTGATTTCTTCGCAAATTGACTGAATATGCCCCTTATCACGTAAATCAGCTATGAATTGCCTACACTTAGGGTTTCCGTTCTCTTCAAAGCCTCCTGATAGATTGTCTATGCCATAAACTTCGTGGTCGTCTACCAGAGCGTCCACTAGATGAGAACCCATAAAGCCTAAATTTCCGGTGACTAATATTTTCATATCAATTCTTTAATTTCTCTTTTGTTATATCTAGGAACTTGGTTGGAGAATACTTTCCCATCCATCGTTTCGTGCATATTGTCAGCATTGCCTAGGGTGGAATATATAATCTTAGTCCCGCCGTATTTCTCCATCATCGCTTCTGCTAAATCTCCTAGTGCTATTGCTTTCATCTTCGGAATATATGGAATAGCATTTTTTGATTTTTTAATACATTCAAATATATGGTCTATCGCTTGGTCTATCGTCCAGTAAAACCTAGTAGATTCTGGGTTAGTGACTGTAATTGGTTTCTTTTTTTCAATAGCCTCTTTCCATTTGCAAAGCACTGACCCACTACTCCATAAAACATTACCGTATCTTACTATTCGGTATTTAGTGTCAGTGTTAAATCCATCCGCTTCCATAAACAACCCCTCCATACATAGCTTGGAAGCTCCGTAAATTCCTTTTACTTGAGCGGCTTTATCAGTCGATATTCCAATGACCATCCTTGGCTTTGTGAGAAGAGATTGGGACACTATATTTCCAGAACCGATAATATTAGAGCTGATGCATTCAAGAACATTTTTTTCTGCTAGTCCGATATGCTTCATCGCCGCTAGATGAAAAATATTATCTGCTCCTTTCATCGCTCGCTCTACTGTCCATCCATCAGACACATCCCCAACTAGGACTTCTATATTTGGATATCTTTCCTTGAGCATCGCCAATTTCTCTTCGTTTCTGTCTAAAACTCTAACCTTCCCTCTCAGTCTAGGGATAAGAGCTTGTCCTAAATATCCTGTTCCTCCGGTAATTAAATTCATACTAATAACGAGTCTTTAATTGCGTATAATCTTGAAACTCCGGCTCGATAAATGTAAGCATTAGAGCGTCAGCGTGATCAGGAGAGTGATAACCTTTCTTCTTCATCTCAATCTTCCCCATAATCTTCATCTTTCCTGATAGTTCCTTTCTATGTCTGATTGATAAAAGCTCTTCCCAGCCGTCGTGCCTTACTAACAGTCCGCCCTTTTTAATCCATTCTCTTTGCTTCCAATAAGCGTAAGCTCTTAGATTGATAAAGGTTTCTGGGTCTTGAGTAGCTCTGTCTCCGACGTTCACGGCATTTATCCTTAGTCCAAGCATTCCCATTTCCTGTCCGACGTTAGCTCCTTCGCCGAAATTATCTACTGTGACGTTTTCCGGTTTGATATTGAAATGACTCATCAAAGTCAAAGTCTTTTGAGCGATGGTCTTAGAGTTGGATATTCTTTCGGTAGCAATCACTCTGGACTTGAAATTGTCCCTGGCAATCCATATAGTTTTGTCGTTGCCTTCTCCGGCTGGGTCAACGCCTAATTTCACGTCGCCTATAAATGTCTCGTCTTCTGTAAACTTTAAATCTTCTTCGGTATAAAGTGGTACATAACCCTGCTCGTCCATCATATCTTCTTTGGGGAAATCGCCTTTTACTCGGATAGCAAACTCATCTGAATCTCGGCCGTGTTTCTTTTCAATCCTTTCCACAAACTCCGTATCTACTATCGGGGAGTCTTCTGAATTAAAATGCAATGTATTCCAATGGTCTTTATCTTTGTGGTGCGAATCATAGAAATATCCGATAAGTCTTGTAGCGTTGGAAATCATTATGACTATGGCTCTTTTGTCAGTTAGTGCGCCTTCAGCGGTGTTAAATATCTCTTCTGGGACTCCTGAAGCTTCATCTATGAGGAATAAGACATAATCACCGTGAACTCCGGCTAGAGCTTCAGGAGCTTCTTTTCTTGCAGTCTTAGCGCGGGCAAACCAAGTCTCTGGGCTTTCAACTATCCTCACGTAATTATTTGACCATTCGTATTTCGCCTTAATAGGTTCTGGCATTAACTGAAGCCATTTAGATACTTCTTTCCATAGAACATCGTGCATTTGGTCACTGGTTGGAGCTGTACAAGGAATTTGAGCGTCTTTAAAACAGAAAAGATACCATAGGATGAGCCAACTCATTGTCGTACTCTTTCCAATGCCGTGGCCGCTTCTTACTGATATTCTTTTCTTTCCGTCTTTTAATGCGTCTTCTACCGCTAATAAGATATCGTGTTGTTGCCAGGTTATATTCTTACCTTTAACGAACTTTGAATTATCTCTTTCGGGGGTTAATTTCCAGCAAAACTTTATAAATGCTATCGGACTTTTTCTAAACTCCTTTATTTTCTCTATCTGATTCATCTGCTTGAGTTAATAATTGAGTTAGAGTTAATCCTCCAGTGAGTTTTGTTTCTGTTTTCTTGCTTTTCTCAAGCACGTAATCTAAAAACATCTCCTGTGATTTGCCATCTCCTTCTTCTGCTTTTTGTCCAAGCTTGTCTAGAATATTTGGTGTTCTTTTTTTGGCTTGTTTAAAGCAAATATCAATAATTCGTTCCTGATTCTCTTTTTTTGACATCTCGTAATAATAAGAGCTTCTTGGTATCCCTAAGATCTTTGCAAATTCAGTGGTTGTTTTCGGTTCTCTTAATCTTTCTGGAGTCGCTTCGTATTCAATAGCTTTTTCAACCCAATCAATCTTTTCAGTTGTTATTTCTTCAGTCATTTTGTTGTCTTATTTTCATATTCCTGGAGGTCTATTAGTTCATCCGGGTGGCGAATGACTACCTCCAATGGGTTCTGTGGTAACAGACCTTCAGGGATACAAAAAGAGGCCAACGTCAAAACACTCAAATTGAATGTATTAACGTCAGCCTCCGTTAGAAATGTTGGTCAGCTAACTAATTGTATCTTTATACTAGCACATTTTTAATATTCTTGCAAGTGGACTATCCCGACTGCCTTAATTATGGCTTGTTCTGGCTCTATTTCGTCATTCTCTGTAAGATAAGAAAATATTTTACCATCTTTTCTCTTTACAATAGTCAGCTTTCCTTCTCCAAATTCTTCTAACTTATCCAGTTTTTTTGATATCAAAGCCTTTTGAATTAGATCCATATTAAATTTTATTTTATTTAATCTATCCCTTTAGGGAAAGAAAGTAGGCGGGGCTACTTTATGCAGTGGGTTCTGCTCATAGTTTTTATTCGCTGTTTCGGCGAGCACCTTCCGGTTTTTTTACTATCCCTTTAGGGAAATATTGAAGGCTGGGTTTGACCAGCAGTTGTTTTTTTATGGCATTGGATTCTATGCTCCCCAGCCAAGCGGGTTTTTCAACAACCTACCGCAATGCTTAGCCCACA